AGTTGTCGCTCCAGAGTTTGTTGTGTCAGCCCAAATAGGCGTTGCGCCTACCATAACGAAGAATAACAAAAAGACTAATAATCTTTTCATTGTTATCCTTTTCTATACTAGTATTTATACAATACTGTTTATACCTAAAGCAAATAACATAAAAAGAATAAAAATAATGTAAGGACTATATTTTTCTATAACATTAAATATCTTTTGTTCTTTTTCAGATACTTCTTCAGTGGTTTGTTTTTCTAATTCGTTCATTTTGAGTTAGTTGATTTTTCTTTAGGTTCGTAATACTCTTTATATTTATCTAAAAGGTCATTTGTAATCTTCAATTGATTACGTATTTGTGCAAAGTTCTTTGCTATCAGTTGAAAGTCTTTATCTGTAAGACCAAATAACACAGGATCAATACCTTCTTCTTCTAACTTCTTAAATACTTCATCTGCGTTATTTGAATTAATTATAATCCAACGCACCTTTTCTAATTGTAAAGGTGTTGGTTTATCTAAATTCAGTTCCTGTCTTTTTACTTCTTCCTTAAATATACTTAACTTCTTAACGCCTGAGCAGTTAGTAAGGAATATAGTTAGGATTAGCAATAGAAGGACATTCAGGATTGATTTCTGACTTCTTTGTAGCATTCTCTTCTTCGTCTGTTAATGGTGACCCACTTGCGATTTCGATACATCTTGTCGCATTATCGCCACCTTTGTTTATTACTCTTTCAATGGCACCCGTTCTTTCAATAGCCAGTTTGCCAATATCTCTATTTTTCTTGTTAAATCTTTTGTCTAAATCGTCTAAATCTTTTTTAAGATTATTGACTAATTCATTTATCTTTTTGTTCGCTTCTAGTATCTCTTCAAAGTCTTTCTTTTGATTTTCGATAACTTGCTTTTGCTCAGCGACTGCTGATTCTAGTTTGATTGCATTTTCTTTTAAGATAGAATTATCTCTTTGCAACTTTAACACATAGCCTGCTGAGCCTAGTAAAGCAAGTATAATTAATCCAATAATGTAAATTCTCATATATTACTTTTTCCAAAATTTAAGTTTCTTTGCATAAGCAGTTAAATCTTCAAACTTTTCATTAACATACCAACCTGCAACAAAACCTACGATAAATCCTATTGTTGTAAACATATTACTCTCCTATTTTAGCATTTCTTTTTCTGTGACCATTCCACGCAACAAAACCACCTAATCTTAATGAATAATAGGCAAGATAGTTCATTACATAAAATCCGTTCACATTTATATTAATGTCTCTAAAAATTTCATCAGCCTTTTTCTGTGTAAGTATCTTATCTTTTGAAGTGACAAGTGGTTGAGTTTTTTCTAATAGTTGCTCATACTTATAAGCATAGTCATGTACTAAACCACCTACTAATAATACACCTACTGGTGAAAAAAATGTTCTTAAAAATTTAGGTATACTTGCACCATCAAATTGAAAACCTGCAGGTATAACATATTCAACTCCGTTAATATTATATGTCCAGTCTTTAGTTAATACCCAATTTCTAGTAGATAACAACCACATAATAATACCTTTCCAGAAACCTTTTCCTTTAGTAGGTATTTTAACTGGTTGTAGATGAGGTAACTCATCATAAGAAAATTTTAAATTTGTTTTTTTTCTTTTATCTGCAAAATTTATAATAGCACCTATAATAACAACAGCAATCAACACTGACCATTGCCAAAATTTCATTGCTAAACTAATTAATAGTTCCATATTAATCCTTTGATTTTTTGTTTTTGTCTATATATTTTTGATAGACTTTGTGAGCTTTTCCTAAGTCTTTTTTCTTTTCAGGATCTTTTGCTCTTTGACTTGCTACTTTTGCACGTTGCGACATTGCAATCGCAGCCTGCATTTTATGAGCGTGTGTCTTGCCTGATCCTCTAATTTTACTTACAGATTGTTTTGCTTTCTTCTTATCTGTAAATCCTAAACCATGTATTGTGCCTTTTGGGTTCTCGTCTGTGTATAAATCACTATGTTTATCTGACCCAGCAGGTTGACCTTTTTTACGAGGTATTCTTTTGTTTGCAGCTGTAACCATAGGTCTATATGTACCTATTCCTTTTTGTGCAAATACAGTTGCTTGTTTACTTCCTTGAGCACCAGTTGTTGAAGGAAACAATTGACCTTGACCTCCTAAAGAAGCCATGGGACTCATACGTGATATAGGGCCTATTCCTACACCCATAAGTCCACCCATATACTCTCTTAATTCTTTTAAATTTTTCTTACGGCCAGCACAATGTGCTTTTTGTGAAAAACCTTTTGGGTTATCACAATCAATAGATTTTTTATATTTGTCTGACCACTTTGACATTACTTCTTTTTACCTTTAAGATATTCAACATAATCATTTATCTCACTATCAAAATTACTTAACATCTTGGCAGCTGCGTCATTTCTTACGGTGCCAGGAATAGTTCTACTATTCATATTTTTTGCTTTTGCAATATCTTTTACTTTATTATCTACAGCATATCTGAATAACTTAACTGCTAAATCTTTGTTATAGATGTTTTTTAGTTTTTTTCTTGCTAGATTTTTTACAATAGGTTCTAATTGTCTTCTATACAATTCACTATCGTTTGAAGCTTGTGTCGCTATTTCACCTGCTGATAAATTTTCATTTATCTTAAATTTTGTTAAGAATTTAGATATTCTTTTCTTAAACTCGTCTTTATTTTTTTTCTTATAAGATTTTGCAGCTCTTGGTAAAACGCCTGGTTCACCATCTGGACCTACACCTATACCTGCGATATTACCACCGCCTGCATTATTAGCAGGTGCGTCTTCAGGTACACAGTTAGGCACCATCTTGTTGCCCTTCTTTTTAAGACCTACAGCCTTATAACCTGACCAGCATGCTTCTCTTAACTTACTAAAAGTTATCATTAGAATCTTATCCTCTCTATATTGTCCTCAGATACGATTACTTTTTTTTGTGTTTCTTCATTGACAACATGATATAAGTTAACACCTAAAAAGTTATCAAACGGGACTTGATCTTCTACATTTTTTACAATATCACCTACATCAGCTGTAGTTTCATTGTCTAAATCTTTTAATGTGTCTGTCATAATAAATCTACCTTCAGGTAAAATATTATTATCAGATGACTCAGACATATCGCCAAAATGTATTAAATCATGTTCTCTTAAATAAGAATAAAGTTCTTTTTCAATTTCTGCCATATTAATCTCTCTATTCTCTTTAAGTAATAGACCTAATGCAGCTGCATAAGTGCCTATCTTAGATTTACCACCTGGTATTAAGTTAATCAATCGTTTAAGATTAAAAACAAATCTATGTAAAATAGTATAACTATCTTTTTCTTTAGATGTTTTTAAATCTTTTGTTTTTCTTAATACTTTTCCATCCTTATCAATTATACCGTACTTGTAAGCGTCTTGCTTTTCAAAAGGTGTAATTAACATTTTTATTATTCTATAAGTTATAAGTACGTCTATTGCTCTTCCCATTACATTGTTTCCAAACTAGTTAATATCGTTTTGTTTATCTTAACACTATTAAATTCTTCTTCTTTAACATATTTTAGATAAACTAAAAAAGTTTTAAGTATACCCCAAAACTCTCTTTCAATTTTAAAAAATAACAAAGTACAGGCTGCGTCAACACCAAAAACATTTTGTAATACAATTAGATGATTAATAACTAATCTAGTTTTTAATTCACCTGTTGCCTTATACTTACGAAATAAGCGTTTAATATACTTAAATCGTTTCACATCCTCATAAAACTCTTTTTCAGAGTCTAAATTAGGACAATCATAATTTTTGATTGCGTAAAACAACCAATTGTCTTTTGTTATCTTACTGAACATTAAGCAAGCTCTGCATAAACTTTGACAGCGCCGTTCTCTAGTGTTTCGTATCTACCTTTAATTTTTAACTCTTTACCTAATCTATGTTGTATACCATCATCATTAATATCAGAGCCATCAGTATCCTTACCGAAACGACCACCATGTTGCGTCAAACCAGTTTCAAAATTACCACTTTTGCCTTCTAAATTTACAGCGTCTTTGAACACTAAACCAATTTTACCTAGACTTGCTGATAATTGACTTAACGCAGCCTCTGGTTTAATATACTCTCTATCTGCAATAGATTTAACAAAAGCATTTACTCTTTCAAGTACAGCAGGTTCATGTATGTTGTGAACACCTATAGAACCGTCTTCGATTGACTCTTCGCCACCGCCTGCAGTTCCTACACCTTTTGCGTCCCCAGCATATCCTCTGTATTCCTTGATATGTTGTTTAAATGTTTTCATTTTAGTTTCCCTTAACTTTTTGTAATAACTTGGATGATACCACACCATTGCTACTACCTTTCTTATTTTCTTTTCTCACACTTTTAAAAGATTTGCCACCGCATAAATCTTCTTCAAAGTCTTTGATTTGCACCTCCTCAAACTGTTCAGCATGAGGAGTGTTATTTGCTACTTCTTCTAAAAATTTGTCTATTTCTTTATCCATTAAATTAATGAAGTCGAAACCGACTTATCCTTTTCATTTAGTAAAACTTTTTCATCTTTTTTTTCGTCAAGCAACGGAATGATTTTATCAATCTGTTGTATTGCACCGTACACAGCATTTAAATTGTTTTGCTGTGTAGTTAAAGACTTTTTAGTTTTTTCAATGTTTGATGTTATAGTGTCAAAATCACCTTGTAGTTTTTTCTTTTCATCTTGTAGATATTCTATAGTCAAAGCCATATTGTCTCCTTATTACGCAGTTGTATATCCTTGTCCTGCAATAATATTCCAATTACTATTTTTAAATAATAATGTTACCGTTTCTCCTTGAGCATTTAATATTGCACTTGTATAACCTCTTAAATTAGAAGGTGTTATAGTTTGTGCGTATGTGCCTGAAGAAGCAATATTAATAAAAGTTTTAATTTGACCATCAGAACCATCTGCTAATGAAATAGTTGCTGTACCAGCAGTACCATTAATTTCAGTAATTGCTGAAGTCACATTTGCTGTTAAAGCAGTTGAACCATCACTTGTCAAAGTTTGTGATGATTGTGCTAAACCTAACCAAGATGGTATGTTATTAAACACATCTTCGGCTGCAATTTTTTTATTGATTGGTGTTCCAGTAGGATCATCTACTACGTGAAATAAGTCTGCAGCTGCTATACCATCACCAAGATCAGTAAGCGCTGTTATTTTTTTATCTGCCATTTTTACTCCTTATAAACCCTTTCGGGAATGCTACTCTAGGTATATTCCTAGATCACTTTGTTAATATATTTAGTAGGGCGCCTAAGCGCCCCACAAATTAGTTATTATTAGTTAGAAGCTAAAGCTACTAGAGTTTCTGATTGTACTCTACTTGCTCTGCCACCTGAACCAACTCTTCTCAATACCCAACCTCTACTAGCACCTTTTACAGGTAATAGAGTAGATCCGTCTTGCGATACTTGACCCGCTGAAACTTCACTAGCGTTGATATTGAACAAACCGATAGTTGCACCTGAAATAAATGCGTCTGCCGTTTCGTTTCTGTATAATCTGCCAGCAGCTGGATTGCCCGAATTGTGCATATTTGCAGCTGTTGGTGATTTATTAACGTACAATAATGCCCATAATGGTGCACTAGCGCCGTTATCTGTTTTAGCCCAACTTGACATAATTTTCTCTCCTATTAGTTAATTGTTAATAGTACTCAATTGTTGATATAATCTGGTATATTTATAAGACTAAAAACCTAGTCTTTTTAATTGCTGTATTGTTTTTGATGTATTTGTGTGATGAATACCTATTCCGCCTGACATAGTAAAGTCTCTTATATTTTTTTCGTAATCATCAATTAGAATTGCAGGATTGCCTCTTTTTGCAAATAATTTTTTTTCTCTTCTTTTAACTAAATTAACTTTTTGTGGGTTCTGCATACCTACATTTTTACGTAACCATGCACGTTTGCCTGGTATACAATTAGGGTCAAAATTTTCTTCTACATACGCACTTAAAATATGTGGGTCGTGTTTAGATATGTAAGACCATAATTGTTTACCACCTTGCATCCAAGGTAGGTCATACCAGAAGTTTTTATTTTGTAAGATAAGTGACCACTTTTGTTTAGATGAGGGTATGTTCATCCATCTGTTGATGGACATGCCTGTTGTTTTAACGGCTGCAGTTTTAAAATCTGCAAGTACACCATCCATGTCGCAATAGATGATTGGTTTGTCCACGACTTAGATTCTTTCTGATTGTGGTTCAGTATCTACAGTAGCAACTTTTTTACCTGTCATAGTTTTGTTCATCATTTCTTTTCTCATATCTGCAAAACTTTTTTCAGGTGCACCTAAATCTTTTTTCATTTCTGCTTTTGATTTGCCGTATTTTGTTTTAAATTGTTCAGCGTCTAGGTCTTTCATATCAATAGCAATTTCTTTCATTCTACCCTCTTTAATAGGTTTAATGATTTCTCTTTCACCAGATTTAGGGTCTTTGTATCCGTCATGTTTCTTTTTATTAATGACTTCACCTTTGTCATCTGCTTTTACTGCTTCTTTTTTCATAATACCTTTAGCAATATCGTGTGCTTTTTTGATTGTCTTTTTTTCTAAAGGTGGTTTATCACCTGTAGATTTCATTGCCTGTGCCATTCCTACTGCATATGGATTGTTTACTTCATCTAAATCCATTAATTTCTTAACAGACTTAACATCTAATCCTAATGCCTTAGCAATATCGTCAGCAGACTTACCATCTTTTTGCATTTTATGAAACTTTGCCATATCGTCTTCTTTGATATTTTTAGAAATTGCCTGTCTTCTAGTGTGTAAATATTTGTCTGTCTTATCTACATCACCATCGTTGTCAATATCTTTATCTTTTCTATCTTTAAATTGTTTTTTAACAGCGTCTTTGTTTACTGGATCCATTGCCTCACTTACGACTTTGGCAGCTGCGTCTGCAAGTGAACCTGGTTTAGTTTCAAAGTATTTTTTTTCTGTTGTTAATTTAACGTCTGCTTTAAATGTTCTATCTATTGATGGCTGCTCTGAAGCTATTTTAGTAGAAATTTCTTCAACGCTGCCTGCTTTACTATCTAAGTATTTCTTACTCATTATTTCCCCTTCTTACTAGCACGAGCCTTTTTCGCCAAATCAGCGTCAGCCGTATAGTATGTTTTACCTTTTGTAATGAAGCTATTTACACGTGCAAATGCCCATTGTTGTGGAGTAGTTCCTGGTCTATGACCACCTTTCCACGCAGCCATACCTCTATTATATACTTGTTTTAAAATACCATATGATATGCCTGACTTATCAGACTTTGTTTCAAGTCCTTTAATTTTTTCTTGTAAATCTGTTTCTTCGTTTCTCATTCTATCTCTATCAACTTTTTTCTTTAATTGATCCATTTTCATTTGCATATTATCTAAATCATTTTTTGCAATTGCAAGAGGTGTTTTGTTTTTTGGATCTGCTTTATCCATTTTCTGTACTTTAGTTTGAAGTGCCATTTGTCTAGCTCTGATACTTGCAACCTTTTCCATGTCGTCAGCTGCGTCCTCTTTCATATCTGGATTATACATTAAATAATCTGATACTGAATTAATATAATCTTTTGCTTTTGTAATTTTAGATTGTACCCATGCTTCTAAAGGATTACCTTCGTCTGTTTTACCTTGCAACATAGATGATAATTGAGTAGCCTTATCTGCGATTGCCTCTAACTCTCCTCTTGCCATAGATACTTCATGGTCGTCTTCTTCTTTGACAGCCTTTTTTAACATATCTCTCTGACCAGCATGAGCGTCTGAAGCCTTGTCTAATTTAGATATAACTTTTTTAACAACTGATAAATCTTGGTTGTCTAGGCCTTCTTTAAACTTAATATTACCTCTTAAAGTATCCTGTGTAATTTCTATTTCTTTTACACCGTCTCTTTTTAATTGATCCATTTTTGCTTGTGCTTTTTCTTTTGTTTTAAAAGGCACTGCAAATCTTTTTTTATTTAATGGATCTCTATATCTTACTGTATGAACAAGTGTAAATTCATTTACTTGTTCTCTAATCTGTTCCCAACTTGTTCTATATCTACTCATTAGTTATTTACCTTTGCACCTGCTCTCCACTGATAACAAGACCAATATCGTGCTTTCCATTTAGGACCTGGAGTATCACATCTATGTCTTGCTCTAAAGCTTCGTCTTCTTGCAGGATCGTCTCGTTTAATACTTAATCCTGTTGTATCACCAAAAGAAACTTTTACAACTTTGCCTGTCGGGCCTTTTACATAAACATAAAACTTTTTAGAACCACCTCTAATTGGGTCATTAAGTTTTACTTTTTTGCCTTGATATTCGGCTTCTTGTAAAGGTTCTGACTCGTGTTCAAAAATACACTCATCACACTTTTTATCAAACTCTTCATCAAATTGTTTAAATGTTTTCACTTCTATATTCTCTCCGATACTCTTTCTTACTTGTTCTTTTTCATCGCCATGTTTAGATTTAAAGTCTTCTTTATTTAAAGTTTTAATATCTCTACTATATTCTTTAAATCTACTTTTAACGATTTCTTCATTTGTGTCAACAACTTTATTGACCATTTTTTCGTAAGTTTCTTCTAATTTAGATTCCCACTCTTCACCGTATCGTTCCTTATATTTATCTATTGTTTCATCGCTATTTCGCCACTCCTCAATATCTTTCAATTCTACATTTTTAATCATCTTTACTTTCTTACCAGAGACTTGAATTTTATTGTTTTCTGGATCACTTGGGGTATATGTACTACCTTGAAAGTTCTTGTCGTAATTAGGTTCACCTGGTGTTATTTGTGACGTGTATTTTGCATAATCATGCCCAATATCATACGCCTCAGGCATACCCATACTTGTAAGACCCATATTTACTTTTTCAGTCTCTTTATTATTTCTGTTAATTTTTAGTTCACCGTACATCTGTTTAAATCGTTTAGTGTACTTACTAGGTTTTGTTTTTGCAACTTTATCAGCAGGTGATTGTTTATATGCACTTGGATCACTGTCTGATTTTTTGCTTTGTTTTTCTAAATGTCTATCGTGTGCTTTCTTCTCTTTATCAGAAAGACCTTTAACATATTTTTTAGGTTGATCTGTTTCTTTATCATACTTAAGCTCTCTTGCTCTTTCTTCTAGTTCAACAGGATACACTGGTGTTTCCATTATATTGTGCAACCAACATCTATGTAATTTATTATCAACATCTTCTAAGGTAACATAATTTGTTCCTCGTCTTATGATAATACCTGTTATACCATTTTGTATATCGTCAACTATATCTCCTATTTCGTAAATATGTTCACTGATATATTGATCTCTTAAAGTCATTTTTTCTAACTCTTCTCTTGTTGACGCAGTAATAAATGGTTTAAATCTTAATGCGCCAGCGCCAGCGTCAGGATTAACAGACGCAGCCAAACTCATTCCTTTTCTAACATCTTTGAATAATTGTAGTCCTCTATTTGATCTAGCAAAAGTACTAGGTAAACCTTTTGCAAAAGTATCGTAATCGTCTGACTTAGCAGCCGATCTCATTTTACTTGCACTCATACCTACAGCACCATCTGCGTCTGGATCTCTTTCACCAGCAGAAACTATATTAATGTTATCAAAATTATAGAAACCATGTCTTGCTTTGATATTGTTATATTTTTTAATTGTGTTTTCAAACTCTCTTACTCTATCACTACCAACAACCATAGATAATTCTGTTGTTCCTCTATTGTATAAATCAACAACTATTTCAAATACATTGTTAGATTTACTTACAATAATATTTCTAGCGTGTCTAGGAAACATCTGCTTCATTGCTTGTATTTTTTGTCTATAAGATAATGGATTTTTAGTAGTATCTTCAGACTTACTTACAAAAATATAATAGTTATCAGCTCTAACTTGCGATAACTTATTCATAAGTTTTTCATGCCCAATTGTTGGTGGATTGAATCGGCCAAAGGTAAACGCTATGTGTCTACCCTTGGCCTCTTTTATTTTTGATAATGATTTCAGTTCATCTGGAGTTAGTTTACCGTCATCCATAATGTCTTTCAAATGTTTAAAGAATTTGAGATAATGATACTTCTCTAACATCTTGTAAATTACATTTTTAGGAAGTCGGTTCTTAACGCCAAACTTTCTGATTTCGTCTGGTGACATATCAGCTGTAAAAGCGTCTTTTCTGTCTTGTACAGTTTTGTCTCCAATATCAATTAATGTGTTAATAGAATCTTTAATCTCAGCTAACTTCTTAGCAACTAAACTACTTAATCCTTTTATGTCTGCAGGAGTTAGTTGTTTTAGTTCCTCATAATCAATCATATCTCTTACAAGTTCACCTTTAACAACATCTATTTCAGATACACGTTTCTGAAAATCCGCTACGTATTTTTCTGGTTCAAAAGTTCCAGGATCTGGTCTTCTTATAAACTTATTAAGGTCTATATCAAAAGTACCATCTGCCATGTCTCTTGCCTTACTAAATGTAGCAGGATCTATGATAGAAAAGTAGTTGATAGGATGTTTTGTTCCTGGTATTACTTTACCATTTATTTCGCCTTGATATTCTCTTATTTTTTCGTGTACTTTTTCTTGTTCAGCTTGTGAACCAGGTATATCAAATAAGATATTAATGTCAAGGTCTGCGTCATCCCTATATTGTTTTGTAAGTATAGAACCAATTAAGGTATACTTAACTACTTTTCCAAATTTCTCAAATGTTTTAATTCCGTCTAATATTTGTTTTTTTACAGCAGGCTTTAAAGATGGGCTGTTTGTGTCTGGATTATCAAACACAGGTTTAGCATACGTTTGTCTAGGTATGTCTATAATTGATTCTTTTAAAAAATCTTTAAATCTCATCTTTTCTTAGCCCTTAATTCTTTTTGTATCCATTGTTTTGCAATATAACTTTTTATAGGTGTCGTTAAATATTTATTTACAATTTTACTAACTCTATTCATTGTCAATGTTGTTAGTTCTAAGTCTGACTTATTGTTATCTACAACTATAAAATTACTCATACCAAATAATCTTTGAAACTTACCAATGTTTGATTGAACACCTTCCCAACTATTTTTTACTATGTATTGTGGTATTGTTCTTTCTCTTCTTGCCTGTCTTTCTAACGCAACATCTAAACTTGTGTTTACAAATATCATGTAAGTGTCATAACCCAAAGTAGATAATAAATTTTTATTTCTAGCAATTTGATCATAATCTCTACCAGTACCATCTATTACTAATCCTAATCTACCTTCTACATATTGATCTAACTGTGTTAGTACACTCATTTTTGCTCTTTTTCTAATTAAATCTCTAAAATAAGTTTCTTCAGGAGGCATTTGTAATGATAAATTTGCTTTCTTTAATCCTTTCTCAAAAATAATATCTGAGTTAATAACTTTTAATCCTGAGCCAGCAAATGCTGTAGAGGTAACAAATGTCTTACCTGAACCAGGACCACCTGCTAAAAAGAACGCTTTAAATATTCCTTTATCATATACACCTTCATTTATCTGTTGTACAAAACTTTTAACTTCCATCTTCTATTGCCTTTATAATTTTTTCTGCGTTATCTTCAATTGTGCCACCCTCTGCTTTTATTTCTATAAAGTTAGGTTTTTGCCTAAAATATTCTACAGCAGGACCTGTTTCTTTATTATACAAGTCTATTCTATTATTAATTATCTCTTCGGTATCGTCTGCTCTACCTCTTGCAAGTAGTCGTTTTAAAATCTCCTCTCTACTTACATCTAAAAATATTACTTTGTCGTAACCTATGTTTGCCTCTTCCATATCTCTTACTTGCGTCATATATCTAGGCCAACCATCTAATACGTAACCGTTAGGTGATTGTTCTACTTTATCTTTAATTAGTTTTAGTACAATCTCATTAGGTACAAACTGACCTTTTGCTAATAAATCTTTTACTTGTTTACCTATTTCTGTTTCTTGTTCTACTTCTTTTCTTAACATACCACCTGGATAGATATGAGGTATTGTATATCGTTTTGTAATATATTCTGCATAAGTAGATTTACCAGAACCAGGTCCACCCATTAATATAATTCTTCTAGTTGTCTCTTCTAAAAATGTTGCAAATGTTTTCATCCTTTAATCCAATTCTTTTGTAAATTAAAGTTAGCAGTGCTAAACTCTAATCTATCTACTAATTTAACAGCATTACCCATTCTATCTACAGCAACATAGCCTTCTGGATTAGTTATCTGAAAGCCATTGTTTGTTTGTAAATATGTGCCAATAGATTTTATTTGATTCATTTTATTTACTAAAAAGTTCTTTGCTGTTTGTAAAGATACATAACTTGCAATTGCAAAATAAATTTCATTTTCGTATCTATCAATAAATTTTAAACCTTCATTTCTAATAGTTTCGTATTTTCTTTTTGCACTATCAGTTTTTCTTTTACTTACCTCATCATCTAAAACTGAAGCATAGTATTTTCTAAAATCTGTTTGTAGTTTTTTAACACCACTTATTGATCTACCTCTTTTAATATAATCATTGAAGTATATTTTTAATCTTGCACCAACTGATAGTAAACTTGTTTGTGTTTTAAGTAAGTTTAATATTCTTTTACCTTTACTAATAGAACCCATAGCCATTCTTAAAATGCCATCGTATCTTTCACTTTCTGTATCTGTAAATGTGGCAACACCAGAATTGTCTTTATAACTTGCGTCATCAAAAAATACTGATGGCGTCTTTGTAAACGAATTTACATTAACGCCAAAACTTGCTTTTAAATCAGACATCTTTCGTCCTGTGTAAGTAGTATGAAATATTATGCCTAATTTAGCTCGTAAGATTTTTTTTGCAAGATCAGTATTTTCAGGTACAGCGTAAGTAATAGTGTTAGGTTTAAATGCAATTGAATCTTCACCTCTAATACTTACTTTTTCAATATCTTTAGGTGTAAATAATAAGTCGCCTTGTACAACACCTTTGATATTTAATTTAGGTAATTCTTTTAAACAGACTATAAGTTTATCTGCTAAACCACCTGCGTGATTTCTTCTTATGTCTGAAACTGTATAATTGATTTTAGGATTTACGTTGAATATAGATTTAGAACCGACAAAGAATTTGCCGTTCTCTGGATTACGACCACAGAAAACTGCAGGCGCACCATCCCACTTTACAGATAGATTAACTTTTCTACGTGAAGAACCTAAAAGCATATTTCTTAAAGATTTAAGAAACTCTACTGCCTCTAAGCCACCACTGTAGCCGTTATTGATTATGTTGTCTTCTAAGTGTTCTAAATGTGTATTTTTAGCTTCACTTAAATATTGTTTAAAACTGTACATTGTTCTCCCACTATATCCATTATATCAAAAATCAAGGCCATTGTCAAGTAAAATTCCAATGGATCCATGTATAAATCACTACTTACGACAATATTTATAAGATTAATTGCCTTTGGCAATAACAAATTTGCCTGAAAGAGGTGTACGAGAGGTTACGTATTGATACATAATTAAAACAAAGTCGTTAATTTGTTGTTGACTTCTTTTATCTGTTCTTCTAAACCACTTCTTCAGGACAGGCATAACTTTATTAATAATATTTAAGGCAGATATTTCACCTCTTTTAAAATTGAATAAATCTTTATTTTTTTTCTCTAATGCTGCTCTTTGTTTTACAACAGGTGCAATCTGTTTAAAATACATCTTTTCACCATCTTCATATAATTTTTTTACTTTTACTGCTGTTTGTTTATCTACAAATGATAACAGTTCAGCAAACACTCTCATAGAGCCTATTGAACCACCTCTTGCTTCTGCACCACCTCCTAAAAACTCAGCAACAAATCTCTTTGCACTAGGGTCGTGTCTTAATTTTATGTCACCAGATTTAAGCAATATTCTCATATCTCTAGTTTCTGTTTTTTTACCAAATGCAACTTTCTTATAAGGTTTCCAATCTGTTGTTCCTTTTACTACTAAATTTTTTAATGCTTTAATTTCTGCTTTTCTGTCAAAGTTGACTAGTTGTATTATAGCTTTCTTTGTAGTCTTCTTTAATGATAAAGGTAACATATCACCACTATCAATTAAGTCGCTGATTAAAAGATTAAGTTGAGGAAAACCAAATGAGTTTGGTTTAGCTTCTTGTAGTGTAATTCGTATTTTATCTTTTGCTTTTTTACTTGCAAGATATATATCAGCAGGTGACCATTTGTTTATATCACCAAAACGTGTTTGATTTTTTACTGTGATAGGCATTTTGTTTGCCATAGACCATAACTTTTGTATGTTGCCCATGACATCTTTATCACCTCTAAAATAAAATAAATTTTGATAACCTTTTGCTTTAATGTTATAATCTTTATCTATAGTTTCTATTTGTTTGATTAACTCAACAGCAATTAAATTAGATGATATGTACCAATCATTATTAGCAGTTAAAAAGGTAAGTATGTCATTATACATAACACCAGGCGTGTCTATACGTCTGTACGCTTGTTCTAACTTTGTGTTATACTTGTCTCTAAAATCTGTAAATGTAGGATATTTTTTAAGGTCAAATGCCTTATCTATATTACTTGCGCCTACGTTATCTGCAACCGAAGAAAATAACGCTTGTGCTGATTCCAATAATGCTGTTTTGTCTGCCATACATATATTTATGATTGATAATCTACGTAAATATTGCTAGAAACAACGTATCTATAACCCTCAAAAGGTTGACTTACCACTTCGTGTCTCATCATAGCAGGAAATATTAATAATAAACCTTGTCTTATGTTTTTTATAACACCAAAACCTTTTTTTGTCTTAACTTCAGGAAAATATAAACCTGGTGCATTTTTAGGTGCTGACACATAATAAGCACATGAATAAAGACCAGGCCAATGGTCATGTGCTTTTGCAGTTTCACCTGACTTATATTTTAAACCCCAAAGATTTTTTATAACAAATTTATATTGATGTTTTGGATTAAATTGCATACGAGAAACTGAATCAACAGCTGATAAATAAATGTCTGCAAATTTTCTAAAACCTGGATACTCCCACATCTGCCAATAGGTCATTTGACATTGAGCGTTAGTTCTATTTTGTTGTTGATCTCCTACCTTATCTATTTCTTCAATAAGTAGTTTATCCATTTCAGGCTCATTGAGTTGCATTTCCCATACAGGCTCTTCTCTTTCTATGCCAAAATCATTTCTGACTACTTCGTATTTCTTCATCACTTCTTATATCAAAACAACTTGGAAAACCAAATTTACCAAATGTTTTATTTTTGTTTTGAAACTTAACTACTTTTTTTATATCTTCTTCAAAGAAAGACTCTTTTAAAACTAATCCTCTAGGCATTTCAATAGCACGCCAAAGTATCTTACCATTCTTTTTAACCATGGCAGATTTGTAGTAAACACCATTTCTTGTATTGCCAGGTCTTTTATCACCTTTATGAAACCTTACTCTTTGTACTTTTCTTTTTATCATAATGAATTAAAACTTAACGCTATCCTATTTGTTGATTGATTTACTTTATAACTTGAATCATGCTCAATCCATGATGGAAATATTATCAAGTCGTTGTTTTTTGGTTTAAAATAAAAATTTCTACAATTGTTTTTATCTGCCTTATCAAATTGATATAATTTAATTTTATCATTAGGATTATAAAAGTATATATCACTGCTAGACTCATCTATATTTAAATATATTACACCACTTAGTTTAGATGGTATATGGTCGTGTCTCATTAAACTACTCTCTTTATCCATTATTGTAATCCATGAATTATCTACTTTTAAATTTGTAAATCCTAATTCTATTGAAGTTTTATCTATTATGTTTTGTATATCTTGTTTAAAATTTTTGCACTCGGGTATATTGTTTGTAAAATAATCTACTATGTAATCACCTTCTTTAAATTTAAACTTATCATTTTTAAAATGTGATATTTTAAAGTTGCCGTAACCTACATTTTCAACATTACCTAAGTTAGAAAAAATATTTGAATTATCATCTATGTGTTTTACAATACTTTTTCTTACATTATCATTTAAAAAATTTTCAATGTATATTATAGGTGTACTAAACAATTCTATTTTGTTCATACTTTAAAATCTGAAAACTTGTCATAAACATTTTCTGCTGGCCTAGGTCCTGCAGGTTGATTTAGTTGTTCTTCACTCTCTTGGTTACCATCTGTTAAATTTTGTGCTGATTGTTCTACGTCATATAATCTCATTTTACTTCTATCTACACCAATAATAAAAGCACGATTAATACCTGGATCATTGTATCTATTTTTTAGTTGTTTAATTTTTAATTGATTTAATTGTTCTAAGTCTTCGTTAGATATAATAGCAAACATAAAGTCTGCCGTTGCAGGAAGACCAAAACTTTCTGAAGTATCTTCTAAACCAACATCACTTGACATATAACCACTTCTAGTTGTTTGTGTAGCAGACACAATAGGTAAATCATATCTCACAGCAAGACCTCTAAGTTCTTCAGCAATTGCTTTGATATAGAAATATGAAGATATATTACCACCTTTAAATCTACTTGATGAACAGATATTTAAATAATCAACAAAGACAATATCTGGTTTAAATGATTTCTTTAATGCAAGTTCATCCATCAAAGATTTAAAATGACCTGCATGAGCAGACGCAGTAGGATATTCTTTTATAATTAATTTACCTTGAGCCTTTTGTTTTAGTTTTGCAATCTTAGTATCATAATATTGTTTAGGCATTTCATAAAGTTCGTCAATGGTTACATCTAAAAGATTAGCGTCTATTCTTTCTGCGATACGCTCTTCAGCCATTTCTAAAGTTATGTATAATACATTTCTGCCTTGCATAATCATTGACGCAGCTAGATGACACATAAACAAAGACTTACCAACACCAGTGCCTGCAAGTGCCACGTTTAAAGTCTTAGGTGGTAAACCACCTTTTGTTATTCTGTTGAAATAATTTAAATCAAATTTTAATCTTTCTTCTTCTTTATGATAATAATCGAATCTTTCATCTGTTTGATTTAAGTAATCATGCCCGATATGTGTATCAAACGAAACAGCAAGAGCGTCTGATAATATAGTAGGAATTGCTTCAGGTGTGTGTCTCTTATCTTTGCCGTCTAATATTTTGATACCTGATAGTACAGCATTATGAACAGCACGATCTTTACACCATTTTTCTGTAGTATCTGTTAACCATTCTATATCTGTTTTTTCGTCTGCGTTTAAACTATCTAAAACTCTTTTAGCAATTTTATATTCATCTTCAGTAATACTTTTTAAATTACTTAACTCAATACTAATTGCTTCTTTTGATGGTAGGTTGTTATATTGTAAAATATAATTTTCTATTAATTTAAATATGGTTACTTCTTCGTTTGAAGTAAAGTAATCTGTTTTAATAAAAGGTAAAACTTTTCTACTGAAAGCTTCGTTATGAATTAGATTTTTTAATATTGTTGTTTCAAGTCTGTCGCTCATTTATGTTAAGTTTACCTTCCTTTAATTGTTTTTCCATTACTTCTATTAATATATTGCCAATGGCGTTTCTAAAATCTTCACTTTCGGTATCTACATCATTTATATTTCTTTGTACATTATAGGTAAATTTTAAAGGTAATTGTCCTGCAACCTCTTTTTCTGCAAACTTAACTTGACCATAAGTATATATAACACCTTCATATGGTCCATCTGTTATCTTTATACAGGAAAAGTCGTCAACCTCTCTTTGTACAAAGACGTATTTTGTTTTATTCTGTGCCATAGAGGAACTCTTTTTTGGCAGCTTCGTCAATCTTATTGAGAACCTCTTTAGTATAGAATTTATCAGGTTCATTATTGATAGTTTTTGCATATTGTTTTGATCCGTCTGGTAATTCTATTCTTGTTGATACTGATTTAAATACACCATGTTTTACAGCAAGGTCTAATAGACCATAGTATCTTTCAAGGCCTGATTTGTAAGTTAATCTAACATCAACCATTGCATTTTCTTTTGTCAACCTTGATTTATAATTTTTACAATGTATTACATTACCGATAATTTCTTTACCATCTTTTTCTTTTCTTTTAGATAGATAAACTATATTACTAGCAGCGTATTTTAAACCACTACCACCACCCATTTCTTTTTGTGGGAACATAGAACCAATAACATCATAAGTATGGTTTGTCATTATCATAGGTACTTTTGCCTTACCTAGTTTTAATGTTAAAACTCTAAATGCAGCCTTAACAATCTGCGATCTAGTCATATCTCTAGTTTCTTTACCCTCAGCAGTATCTTCCATTTCTTTTGTAGTTGATAACATACCTAAACTATCTAACACAAACATTAATGGTTGTCTTTTATCTTCTGGTTGTTCTAAGTATTTGTCAATAACTTTAATTGATTGATGTCTAAACTCTTGTACAGTTGCAACAGGCACAATAACCATTCTTTTACTATCAACGCCTCTACTCTCAACTATATCTTTTGTTAACGCACTTTCTGATTCAAAGTAAATCACACCTGCGTCTTTGTGTTTGTCTAAAAAACTTTTTACTATACCTAAGGCAAAAAATGTTTTACCAGTTGCAGCTTCACCTGCAATAGCAGTTATCTTGTTTGATGGTAGACCACCATAAACTGAACCTGATAGTAAAGCATTTAGTGTATAAGAACCTGTGTCAATAAAACTATCAACATCACCTGCTTCAACACCTTCACTTACTAGAGTAGCATATTCATTGCCTGTCTCTTTAATTACGTCTTTTAAAAAATCGTTCATAATCTCCTCTTTCTTTTTCACTAAACACTAAACTATATTGTTTGATATTTAAATCATAACACACTTTCATTATTTTGTCAATGTCCTTTGAAACAAAATCGTGTGTCATATAGTTTTTATATCCTTTGTGTATTATTATTCTCATGTGCGTTTTCTAATTCACGCCAGTTTTTTCTCATATCTATGTATATCTTATCTTTAGTGACCTTATCTCTAAATGTTTTAAATATACTAGCAGATTTTGCCTTTTCGCAAGTCATGGCGTCTTTTTCTTGTGGTTTTACTTTACCATTACTATCATATTTTTTGCCGTCTCTATGATTAGCATATCGTCTTGCTCTTGTAAAACCCATTTCTAAAAACTTTCTACACATATCCATACCTATAAAATCTTTTTTTGCTCTATACCATGCGTAAATTTCATATATTCTTTTAGCACTTAGTTTTGCCTCAGGAACAGTTTTAAATCGCCAGTATGTACAAATAAAATTAGTATATGGTCTTACAAGTAATACACCTTGTTCACCACGACCTATTCTGTATAGTTTTCTTATGGTTGGGTCTTTAAAATTTAGTTTTTTATAATTTAATTTATAATCAAAGTTTTTCATCACTCTTTCGAGCTCTTAATACAACTGGTCTACCTGATGGTTTTGGCAATTGATTAAGTTCTTTCCATAGTTTATATTTTTCATCTTCAGGTATCCACGTTTTAGGTGGACTTTCTAAATCAGTTTCAGTTATTTTACCCCATAATAAAGTAAACATTTCATCTGGTGACATTTCTGGATAATGAAAGTTGTACTTATTTTGAACATTAACAATTTGTTTTCTAAGTAATTCTCTATTGTATTCCAACTTACGTTGATAATCCCAATATGCTTTTAAATCTATGTAATCTTTTTCTGCAATTGCCATCATAGTTATTTATGAAAAGGACACTTTTTTTCTTCCTTCTTACGTGTTTTTAACCAGTTATATCCCCCAAACCATCTTGTTTGAATATTTAATCTTTGAGCCTCTACACCATAAAACAATTCAGGTCTATGACTTGGTGATGTGTAAGTAATTACCTCATCTAAAAATTCTCTTTTAATTGGTATGTATTGTGCTAATGGCGTTCCTCTTGCTAAATTAATTTCGCCATAGTTATGTATAACCATTTGTTGATTTATTTGATTGTGAATATCTGATCTAATTACACCAGGTAAAGTATGAAAGTGTGGATTAAAATCATAGTAAACTGGAAGTTGTAAAACACTCCAACCTGGTGATGTTTTAACGTGCCAAGGACATTGTGGTTTCAATATAAATGAAAAATCTCTAGCTGACTCTGGTATTAAACTTTTAAATTGATGATTACCATGATGTGAAAATGTAAATCTTTCAGTCGGTATTTTATATCGCCATGTCTTTTCATCTGAATTAATCCATATGTCACACCATAAAGGGACAACATAACCCATAGAAAAAAATTCAGGTAATGCAGGACAGTGTCTTATTGTTCCTTTGTTTACATCATCTTTACTATCAATAGGTTTATTTTTAAAATCTGCGTCTGGTCTTTTTCTATTAGCCTGTTTATACCATTCTGGTATGTATTTAATTGGTGGAATAACTTTTTCTAAACCTGGTCTATCAGTAAACCACGTGATATTAGGTTTATCTTTTTTAAATGATTTAATTAATTCTTTAAAAAACTTTATCATATTGGTAATACACTTGTTCTTGCTTCTCTAAAATAGTCTATCTTTTTTTTAGAAAAACACCATACATTTTCTATATATGTTTTATTCATAAACTCTTGCTTTGCTTCTTCACTTTCAAATAACTTATCTGATTTAGGTCTTTGCATAATTCTCATACCTATTTGACCAACAAAGTGTTCTTTCATACTGTCAACTAATTCATCACAGCTTTTATGTCTGTGATTTTTAACTTTAGGATCCATAATATTGATAAACAAATGACCATTAGAAGATAGTGAATTAAAACTTTTTTTTGAAACTGGTAAATAAAAATCATCACGCCATTTATTATATTCATTAAACTTAAACCAAGATTGATCTTCTTCGTATTCTCCTCCTTTATTATATTCTTCAGTAGAAAAATATGGTGGACTTGTAAAGGCACAATCTATATTAGTTATATCTTCCCAAGGTAAATCTTCAGCACCACATCTATATATTTTTACAAACTTGCGACCTGACATTGTGAAATAATTTCTACCTTTTTCGTCAACTCTTTCATCTACGTCAGCACCATTACCTAATAACTCTTCATAATAAACACATTGTTCCATGTATTGTTCGTATGTGTTTGGATTAGGATCACAACCATAATATTGTGTTGCATTACTAGCATAAAAACCTGCAAGTCTATCACCCCAACCACAACTTGTATCTAACACTCTACCTGCATTAGTTATATCGTAAATCGTTTTTGCAACATTAGGTTTAAATTGTGTTGCAATATATGTACCTAATCTAAAAGCACTTAAATAACTTGCCTCACTTAATTGACCACCTCTTAATTCTTCTTTGCCATCAACTATAACTTTTTTCATATCATTGATACCACGCCATATAGGGCCTAAACAACGCCATATGTCTTTTGCGTTACCGTTTTGCCATACATCTAAAGGTGCTTTGAAACTATAACTTGAACAATTTAATCTTGTGGCTTGATGAAAATGATTTGATATATTATTAAAAGTAGATGGAGCGTCTATAATGCCTAGACCATATTCTTTATAATTATACTTGTAGTCGTCATATTTTTCCATAACATTATTAACGTCAACTTTTAAATATTTGGCTGTATCAAATTTTTGCAATTCTTTAAAATCATTTCTTACATCATCCTTTGTAATTTTTTTTAAAGGAAATACAGGTCTTTCTTTTTCAATATAAGCAGCTAAGTCTTCTCTAAACTTTTCTTTACCTATTTCGTTTGTATAACGCTCAAATGTTATTTGATCCATTATAGGTAGTTTATTGTGATTTGCGTATTTGTATAAGTAATCCATAATCTATTATAACACTTCTAGTTGAATTTGTCAACTTGATTTCCCCAAACATCCCAACCTGGCATAGATGTTCTAGCAAATAATTCTATACGTGGTAAATCACCACATAATTTTACTATATCGTTTCTTATTCTATCAGGTTTTCTACTATGTTCTCTACGTTCACTTACAACTAATCTATCTACGTTACCACTCATTCTTTTAGGTTTACCTTTAGTTGCAAGTATGCAAGTTTCAGTATTTGCTCTAGTCCAGTAACCTGGTCCTTTAAAATAATAATTTTTAATTTTGTCTTTGTTTGTTTTAACCCAAGTAAATCCTACTGTCTTATATGTAAATCCCCACTTCTCAACAATCGGTATCTGTTTATGTAGTAATGGATCTGTACACCACATAAACAATACACAATCTTTGTCTGCTATATCACCAATAGGTAAATTTTCTATGTCTTTCATAGTCATAGTATTATAATGTTTTTCAGGATTGGTTTGTGCGTTTTCATTATTCCAATTCTGAAAATGCCATGGTGGGTCAGCGTATATTATATTATACTTCTTATCTAGTTTGAGTGTGAGGTCCATGTAAATAAGCCAACATCTTTTCTGGTGTAGTTTCAACATATGGGTCATCATCAGTGCCATCGTTATTGATACCTGGTTCTTGCCACCATTTTTCAATTACACCATCATTGATTACTGTCATAAATCTCCAACTTCTATTACCAAAACCTAAATGGTTTTTACCAATTAACATACCTAAAAATCTAGTTAAGTTACCTGAACCGTCAGGTATAACTTTGACATTACATATATTCATTTTTTCTGCCCATGCGTTCATTACAAACGAATCATTTACACTCATACAATAAACTTCATCTATCTTTAGTGATTTCATAGTTTCATAATGATACTCAAAACCTGGCAATTGTTTTGATGAACAAGTCGGTGTAAATGCACCTGGTAGACTAAACAAGATTACTCTTTTGCCTTTGAAATAATCGTCTGTTGTTTTATCTAACCACGCACCACCAATAGGACAACCACCATCTTCTGGTTGTGTATCGCCTGTTCTTACTTTAAATGTTACCTTAGGTAACTGTACGCCTTCTCTCATAATTATACTCCTCCTTGAGTTAAATTTACTGTCATCATTTTTATAAACAATATTAACAGCAAAAACCTTGATATTGGTATATCACTTTTATAAGCAATAAATTGCCCTAAAGCAAATGACCAATGTAAAACTATAAACAATATTATTAATGATTCAATCATCCAAAAAATGCCTCTAATGTTGCTTCTTTCTCTAGTTTCCAGTTGATAGCATTTAAGATAAACTTCAGTGGATCTGTAAATGTCTTTTCAAACTGACCATCATAATCTA